AGCAACAAGCCTCTCTGCAAAACCATCTCCGTCAAGAATCTGAGAAGCTAGTTAGTCTGATTCCTGAGTTAGCGACACCACAGGGTGATGCGGTTCGGAAACAAATCCGTGACTATGCGAAGTCTGTAGGTTGGTCTGACCAAGAACTCAGTTCCGTGTATGACAGTCGTGCTGTGATGACCTTGTATAAGGCAATGAAGTATGAGCAACTTCAAAAGAGCAAACCAGAGTTGAATAAAAAACTCCAGTCTGCCCCTAAGATGATGCGTTCTGGTACTTCAGTTCCTCAAGCTAGGTCTTCACAAGATAAACAGGTTATGCAGAGGTTGCGTGAGACAGGAAAAGTCGCAGACGCAGCTAAAGCATTTGAACGATTCTTTTAAATTTTGGAGTATTAAATTATGGCTACCTATCAAACATATACCGCAATCGGTATGCGTGAAGACCTCTCAGATGTTATCTATAACATCAGCCCTACAGACACACCTTTCATGTCTTCTATCGGCAAGACTAAGGCTACTGCTGTTTTGCACGAGTGGCAAACGGACTCACTTTCCGCAAGCGTTTTGACGAACTACGCTGTTGAAGGTGCAACGGCATCTGACGCTACTATGTCTCCTACGACTCGTGTAGGCAACCGCACTCAGATTGCTCAGAAGACTATCAAGATTTCTGGCACTTTGCAGTCTGTCGATAAAGCAGGCCGCAAATCAGAAAAAGCCTACCAACTGGCTAAAGCATCGGCCGAAATTAAGCGGGACATGGAGACTTCCCTGTTGAGCAACCAAACTGCTGCCAATGGTGATTCCTCTACTGCTCGTAAATTGGGTGGTCTGCAAGCATGGTTGAACTCTAACTATGATGGTGGTACTGATGGTGTTGCTGGTAACTTAGGCACTACTGCTCGTACAAACGGCACAAACCGCACCTTTACAGAAACCCTGTTAAAGACTGTTATCAAAGAAGTTTACGCTTCTGGTGGCAATCCTAAAGTGTTGATGGTTAACCCTGCTCACAAGCAATTGGTTTCAGCTTTTGCTGGTATCGCTGCACAGCGTTTCATGGCCCCATCAAACACACCTACCACAATCGTGGCTGCTGCTGATGTTTATATGAGCGACTTTGGAACTGTGAGCGTTGTTCCCAACCGCTTTATGACTTCTACCAACACTTGCGATGAAGTTGCGTATGTGCTTGACCCTGACATGGCTGCTGTAGCTTACTTGCGTCCTTTCCAGACCAACGAGTTGGCTGTAACTGGTGACAGCGAAAGCACACAGTTGTTGGCTGAGTACACATTGGAAGTTAAGAACGAAGCTGCTCACGGCATCATTGCTGACTTGACACCTTAATCTAAGGTAACCACTAAAAATGCCTCAGACTTAAACATCTGGGGCATTTTCTTTTCTACTCAAACTGATAGAATTAGGCTATGCAAAATCCTAACAATTTTCGTCAAACTGCTGTCCATGCTGATGGTGAGGGCGGTATCGTTATTCAGACTCGTCAAGATGTATCTGACATTGTTGAGCAGAATAAAAAAGAATATAACTCGTATGACGAGAGAGCAAGATGGTCTGACCAATTGTTTGGTAATAAGGTTGCATCCATTCCCATGACAGTCATTGATGACTTAAACAAAGTTGGAATCATGCGTGGCTTTGCTGTTCTGGATGACAAGCGTTTTGCTGCTTGGTTAAATGACCCAATGAATCGTGCATGGCGCACTAGGACAGGAGTTGTATGAGTTTTGCTACCTACTCTGATTTACAGACTTCAATAGCCAATTATTTGGCTAGGTCTGATTTGACAAGCATCATTCCAGACTTTATTACTCTGGCTGAAAATCGACTGCGTAGAGAACTGCGGATTCGTCAGATGCTCAAGTCTGTAACAACTAGCACAGTATCTGGTGACGCAACTGTAGAACTACCTAGCGACTTCTTAGAGATTCGTGACTTTGTGGTGATGACTAACCCAATTCAACCATTGAGTTACTCTAGCCCATCATCGTTATCTAATGACCTGAGAACATCAGAAGTTGGTGTTCCTTTGTCTTACACTATTCTTGCTAGTGAGTTTCAATTAGCACCCGCACCTGATGGCGTATATACGCTAAAGATGCTTTACTTTGCTGCGCCTTCATACCTGTCTAGCAGTAACACAACAAACGTATTTCTAAATATTGCACCTGATGGCTTGCTATATGGCGCATTGGTTGAAGCAGAGCCTTATCTAATGAACGATGCTCGAATCAATACATGGGGTTCTATGTATGACAGAGCAATCACATCCCTCACCAAGTCTGACGAAGAAGGTCAATACTCTGGTGTTCCTTTAGCAATGAAATTAACTCCAAGGTGAAACTATGGCTGAAATGTCAAACTACCTAGAAAATGCGCTGATTAACGGCACATTACGAGCAACTAGCTACACAGCACCAACAACTGTGTACTTGGCTCTTTATTCAAATGACCCGACTGATGCTGATACTGGTACTGAAATAAGTGGTACTAATTACGCACGTCAGTCAATTACATTTGGTGCGCCTAGTAATGGTGCTTCAACAAATTCTGCTGCTATTGAGTTTCCTCAAGCTGGTAGTTCATGGGGAACAGTTACACACATTGGAATCCGTGATGCTTTGACTACAGGAAACCTTTTGTATCACTCACCACTAGATGCTTCTAAAACAATTGCTTCTGGTGATGTGTTCCGTATTGCTGTAGGTTCTTTGTCAGTAACATTGGCTTAATATGGCGACAGTCAATCTTACGCTTGAGCAACTTGACCAATTTGGGTCATTGGATGCACTTGCGTATAGTTTGGACTCGTCTGAGTGGAATTCCACAAGCCAAAAGAACGTAACAGGGCCGTGGTCAATTGATGGCTTAGATGCTTTCAATAACCTAGATGATTTAACTGCAAGCCTAGACTCTACTGTTTGGAACACAGCGACTCTGTGGGATGGTGTTGCAGACATAACTGCTAACGCTGTAGTTACTGCAAATGCTGAAAAGATATTTGGTGGCGTAGCTTCTATAACTTGTACGGCTACAGTAACTGCTGATGCTTCAATTGTTTATTATGGTTCTGCTTCTATCACAGGAAATGCAGATGTAACGGCATCTGGTCAGCTTGTTCAGTTTGGTAGTGCTGACATACAAGCTACTGCGACTGTAACTGCTGATGGACAAAGAATAGCAAATGGTATTGCAAGTATTACTTGTACTGCTGATGTAACGGCTATTGGTACTAAGGTTAATTTTGCAAGTGCAAGCATTACTGGAAACGCTGATGTAAGTGCTTCTGCTCAAGTTGTTCAAGCAGGTAGTGCAAGCATTACTGCTGATGCTACTGTGACTGCTGATGCACAAAGAATTCAGTTAGGTGTAGCTATAATTACTTGTGATGCTACAGTTGTTGCTAATGGCGGTTTGGTAGCTGAAGGAATTGCAAGTGTTGAGGCATTTGCTGATGTTGTTGCTAGTGCGTCTGCAATATACGCAGGTATAGCAGATATATCATGTTCAACAAGCATTACTGCTAAAGGCATTATCCTTGGTGATAACTGGACACCTGTTGTCGTAGATGACAACACATGGACACCAGTTAGTGCTGATTCAAACACTTGGACACCTGTTTCTAGTGACACAAACACATGGACTCCAGTATCTGCCAATGACAATACATGGACAACACAGTCTGAAGGAAGTAATACATGGCTACGACAAGGGTAACATTTGGCGAGTGGATGCCTGACCAATCAGGTATCTCTGGTGCTTTGACAGACGCTAAAAATGTGGTGTCTCAAGCCATTGGTTATGGCCCATTCCCTACGCCAGTATCATTTTCTGGTGCTGCTGCTGAGAACTTAACTTCTCTCTATGCTGCTAAAGCACCTGATGGCAATACAACTTTCTTTGCTGCTGGTCTGTCTAAGATTTATACAGTAAGTGGAACAGGTGCGTTAACTCAAGTCAATACTGGTTTGACAACAACAAGCCCTAACAGAATTAGGTTTACTCAGTTTGGCAAGACTGTAATAGCTTGCAACAACGCTGAAAAACTCAAGGCTTGGACTCTTGGCACATCTACAACATTTGCTGACTTGGCTGCTAATGCGCCTATCGCTAAGTTTGTAACTGTTGTGCGTGATTTTGTTGTTACGGCTAACACTTACGAATCATCTGCCCAACAACAATATCGTGTTCGCTGGTCTGCCATTAACAACGAAACAGATTGGACTGAGGATGTAAACACTCAATCTGATTATCAGGACATTCCTGATGGTGGTCAGATTATGGGAATCCGTGGTGGTGAGTTTGGTCTGGTTTTGTTAGAGCGTTCTATCCACAGAATGAGTTATGTGGGTACTCCTTTTATATTTCAGTTTGACAATATCTCTCGTAATAAGGGATGTATGGTTGCTGGTTCTATTGCTCAGTACCAAGGCATTACATTCTTCTTGTCAGACGATGGATTCTATATGTGTGATGGGCAACAAGTCATACCTATCGGTGCTGAAAAGGTAGATAGGTTTTTCTTGGCAGACGCTAGTGAAACAGACTATCCTAATATGTCTGCTGCCATTGACCCTGTTCGTAAGTTAGTTATCTGGAACTACAGGTCTGTAGATGCAAATCGTAAACTGATGATTTACAACTTTGCTACTAAAAAGTGGACTTATGGCGATGCAGGGACTGATTACTTAGGTGAGGCATCATCTGGTGCATTGACTCTTGAAGAACTTGACTCTGTGTCTGGTTCTATTGATGCTTTAACAACAAGTTTAGATTCTTTGCTATATGTTGGTGGTAAGTATTTCTTAGGTGGTACTTTTGGAACTAGGGTTTACTCGTTTACTGGTACTAGTTTGACAGGAAGCATTGCTACTGGCGACATAGATGTAGGTGCAAACTCAGTAGTAACCCTAGCTAGACCTATTGTTGACAATGGCTCTGGTTCTTTGTCTATTGCTTCACGCACATTGCTAAACCAAAGTGTCACCTATGGGACTTCTACTGCTGCCGACTCTGAGAACAGGGTTTCTTTGCGTAGTGCTGGTAGATACCACAGATTAAAGCTAACACCTACTGGTGCAGCTTGGAAGACTGCTGTGGCGGTAGATGTGGATGTAACGCCACAAGGGGTTCGCTGATGTTTAGAAGCCTACCTGCTTTTGGTGGTGACCAGAGGGCTGTAGCCGAGGTAGTCCGTGGCATCATGGATGGAAAGACCAATAACACAGGAACTTTGACGCTGGCAACTGGTGGTGCTACCACTACCACTCTGACAGACCGAAGGATAGGCCCAGACAGCGTTATCTTGTTTGCCCCTGCTTCTGCTGCGGCTAACACCGACTATATGCCTTATGGGGCGTTTCAGAGCCTTGTTGACCAAACTGTTGCTGCGGCAAATACTGCCTATGCAATGACATTAGACACAACTGATTACTCTAATGGCATAACTCTATCCAATAGTTCTAGGATGAACGTCAAAAATACAGGAATTTATAACTTCCAATGGTCTGGTCAGTTTGAGAATACTGACTCGCAAGACCATGACGCTAGGGCTTGGATAAAAATCAACGGAACGAATCTTACTGGTTCAACAGGTTTTTTTGCTATTCCTAGCAAGCATGGCTCAGTTAATGGACATGGTTTAACTGGATGGAATTACTATTTAAGTTTAAATGCAAATGATTATGTCGAGTTATGGTGGGAGACTGATAGCACTACTGTGAGTCTTCAAGCCTATGCTACTGGAACAAATTACCCCTCTACAGCGTCTTTGATTACTACAATGAACTACATCTCTCCGTCTGCTTTGACGAACATCTACGCTAGTTCCCAAGGACAGGGTACGGCTACGATTACCCACTTTGCAAATTCGACTGCTAATAAAACATATCGGTATGCAATTATTGGTTAATTTTAATAATTTATGTATAATGGATTCCGTGGATGACCCATCTTGGAATCCGAAACTCTAGGAGTAAAAGATGGTTACTGAAACAAAATCAACAATTGACCCAACAATCCAGCCATATTTAGGTTATGGATTGCAACAGGCTCAACGTCTGTATCAGGGCGGTGGCCCACAGTATTATGGTGGTGCTACCTTTGTTAGCCCTACAACTACCACTCAAACAGGATTACAGGCTTTAGAGGCTCGTGCTTCTTTGGGTAACCCATTATTGCAGTCTGCTCAGAATCAACTGCAAAACACAGTTTCTGGTGGTTTTCTAGGTGGAAACCCTTTCTTTCAAGGTGCGTTTCAACCTGCTGCACAAGCTGCTGAGACTCAATTTAAAACAACGCTAGGTGATATTGCATCTAAGTCTAGCCTAGCAGGACGTTATGGCTCTGGTGCTATGGGTTCTTTGCAAGACAGGGCTACTGGTGCATTTGGTCAACAATTGGCTAATACTGCTGGACAACTGGCTTATCAGAACTACGCTGATGAGAGAACAAGACAACAAGCGGCTACTTTAGCTTCTCCTGCAATGGCTTCTGCTGATTACCAAGACATTCAGAATATGTTGCAAGCTGGTCAAATCCGTGAGGGTTACCAAGGTCAGCAACAACAAGCCGATATTGCTAAGTTTAACTTCTTGCAAAACCAGCCACAACAGAACTTGCAGAACTATCTATCGTTGGTATATGGCAATCCATTAGGACGAGTAGCTTCATCTACAACTAGCGGAACTCAAGACACATCTACATTGCAAAATGCTTTGGGTATTGCAGCAACTGCTGGTGGTTTATACAAGAATCTAGGCTCACCTGATTTAAGTTACATAAACCCATTTAGTTCAAGTTTCCTCGGTGGTGGATTTGGCAATGCTAATGCAAATGCGGTTCTTAATCCTTACTTTAATGTAGGCTAATCATGGCTGGACTATTAGACATTTTCGGTACTAGCGGTGCAGACACAATGGGTCTGCTTGGTATGTCACAAGCTGACATTGCTCGTAATCGTGAAGACGCACAAGCACAAGCACTCTACGCATTAGCTGGCAGATTGTTTGCAGGTGGTAACACAGGACAGTCTATTGCTGAAGGTTTGCAACTTGGTCAGAAAGCCTATAAAGGCGGTATGAACGAGGCTATGCAAAACCAACTTCAAAGTTTCCAATTGCAAGAATTGTTGCGTAAACGTAAAGAAGAAGAACTTACAAAGTCACAGCAATTGCAAGCACAACAAGTTTTGGCTAAAGCATATCGTCCTGAGACATTTGCTGAAACGCCATTGACTAATATGTTTGGTCAAGAGATTGCAGGGCCTAACCAACCACAGGCGGCAGGTGGTGGACTTAAAGCTGTTCAGCGTGAATTGATGGGGCTTGGCCCTGCTGGAATGGCTGCATTGACAACTGCTTCAGGCGTAGAAAAAGCATTACGCCCAGAAGGTTACACGCTTAGTAAGGGTCAAGTTCGTTACGAAATTGGTGCTGATGGTAAACCAATGATTGTTGCTGGTGGTCAAAAACCTGCACAAATTGAAGACAACCCATTTGATATTTTTGCCAATGACCCTAATGTTCCTGCTGCTTTGAGGGCAACTGCACAAAGATATAGCAAAAGCTATGCAACTGGTGCTATTGACGATGAAACTGCTGACAAGCGTTTTGCAGAATTGTCTAACAGAATTCAATCATCTGAACAATTCAAACTTGCACAAGCACAAACTGCTGGATTAGCACAAGGTTCTCAAGCAATAGCTAAAATGATGGCTGACTTTAATATTGGTCAGAAACAAGAAAAAGCACAAGAAAAAATTGACACTAAAAATCAAGCTAAACAACAGTTGTCTGATATTGTTGGACAGTTAAAAACAAGCTATGACACACTTCTTGAAGGTGGTGGCATTACTAGCACAACAACTGGTGGTCGTGAAAACATTGGCGCAAAGATGGGAACATCAGCAGTTGGTCAATTTATGGGTAGTGCGCTTGGAACTAAAAACCAAGAGCAGCGTCAAGTAATTGAACAGACTAGACCTTTGTTGTTGAACTTGATTAAAGAAGCAACAGGAATGTCTGCGTCACAAATGAATTCAAATGCTGAGATGCAAATGTATTTGAAGGCTGCTACAGACCCCAAACTTAGTTACGAGGCTAACGTAACTGCTTTGCAAAACTTAGACAAAACATTTGGTCTTGGTCTTTTAAAGGATATTACTCCTCCTAAAAAGAAGCAACAAGCAACATCTAGTTCATGGGGGACTCCATAATGGCTGACATTACAGTAACCTTTAATGATGGCACTTCTCATGTTTATAGAGATGCGCCAGAAAGTCTTACTAAAGACGATGTGATTGCTCGTGCTACCAGAGACTTTTCTGGGAAAAAAATTACTGGTCTTGACAGAGTAGCTGGTGGACAAAAGCTATCTGGTGAAGAAGTTTTAACAGGTGCTGTTACAAACTTTCCTAGTTCTGTTGGCTCAATGCTCGGTGATATTTATCAAGCAGTCACAAGCCCTATTCAAACAACTAAGGCTGTTTTAGACCTTGGTGCTGGCATATTGCAAAACGCATTACCAGAACGACTTGTTAAAGCTGTAGGTGAAGACAAGGCAAGCCGTGACTTAGCTTCTAAAGTTGGTCAACACTATGTAGAGCGTTATGGTAGCGTAGAAGGTGCTAAACGAGCATTGGCTACTGACCCTGCTGGAGTTATGGCAGACCTATCTACTGTGCTTACAGGTGGTGCTATGTTGCCTACAAGGGCTGCACCTGCATTGGCTACTGCTGCTCGTGCTGTTGACCCATTGATGTTGTCTGCTCGTGCTGTTGGAAAAACTGCTGATGTTACTGGTAAGGCTCTAAAACCTTTACTTGGGATACAAACAGGCGCAGGTTCTGACGCAATTGGACAAGCCTATCAAGCTGGTCGTACTGGCGGTGAAACAGCAGATGTTTTTAAAGCTAATTTGCGTGGTGAAGTTCCACAAACTGAAGTTTTAGATGCTGCCAAGCAAAACTTAGCTGAGATGGCTATTCAACGTCAAAATGCTTATCGCACAGAAATGGCTAAAATTAGCAAAGATAAAACAGTCTTGTCTTTTGACGGAATTGATAAAGCCATTGATAACGCCATGAATAAAACTACTTACAAAGGTAAGATAGTTAATGAAAAAGCGTTTGATAGGTTGGCTTCTGCAAAAGCTGAAATTGATGCTTGGAAGCAATTAGACCCTGTTGACTTTCATACGCCAGAAGGTCTTGATAAGCTAAAGCAAAAAGTTGGTGCAATTCTTGAGGATATTCCTTTTGAACAAAAGACTGCTTTAACTGCTGTTAATGAAGTTTACAACGGCATCAAAAACGAAATTAAGAAACAAGCACCTACATACGCTAAGACAATGCAAGCGTATTCAGAAGCTACTGACCTTATCCGTGAGATTGAAAAAACTTTATCTCAAGGAAAAAATGCTTCTGTAGATACGCAAATGCGTAAATTGCAGTCAGTCATGCGAAATAATGTAAATACAAATTATGGTCAGCGCATGAGTTTGGTTAAGCAACTTGAGGAAGCCGGTGGTCGAGAGATGATGCCAGCATTAGCAGGTCAAGCATTAAGCAACTATGCACCTCGTGGTTTGCAGGGTGCTTCATCTGTTCCTACAGCATTATTGGCTGGTAGTTTATTTGGGACTCCACTTGCTGCTGCATCGTTAGCTACATCATCTCCTCGTTTGATGGGTGAAGCTGCTTATGGTGCAGGGCGTGTAGCTAAAGGTCTTCTTGATGTACAAAACAAGATGCCAAACATAGACTATCCAACAATGTTTAATTTGTTGTATCAAGCTGGACAACCAACTAAAATTGACTTAACTGGAATGGCTAACGCCAACTAAGGACTTATATGCCAAAAGTAAAAATTAGCGAGTGGAGTCCAACTCCCGCAAATAACACAGACATTGATGGTATCAATATCGCAGAGGGCTGTGCGCCATCTGGCATTAACGATGCTATCCGTGAAATGATGAGCCAGATTAAAGACTGGCAAGCAGGTACATCTGGAGACTATACGGCTGTATCGGCTGGCGGTACAGGTGTAGGCACTCTGACAGGTCTTGCCAAGGGTAATGGTACTTCAGCGTTTACTGCTGCTGTAGCAGGGACTGATTACACAAGCCCTACTAGCACAGAGACAATGACCAACAAGACTCTGACTAACCCAACAGTCACAAACTATGTTGAGACTCCTTTCACAGCGAATAGTTCTACTGCTATTACTTTGGCTCTGACCAACGGCACAGTACAAATAATCACGCTAACAGGCAATGCAACAATCACAATGCCAACGGCTACAAGTGGTAAGTCTTTCATCATGTACTTGAAGCAAGATGGTACAGGCTCACGAACAGTTACTTGGTCAACAGTTAAATGGGCGGGTGGTACAGCACCGACTATTACATCAACAGCAAGCAGACAAGACATTCTCAGTTTCTTTGCTGATGGCACAAACTGGTATGGTGTCGTTGTTGCACAGAACTACACACCATAAGGACTGATAAATGTTTGCAGCATCTAAAACAGCTTCAGTCTCTGGCGGCTATCAAATCTCACGCAGTTTGCGCTTTAACAGCGCAGACACAACAAACTTAACAAGAACTCCTGCTAGTGCTTCTAGCAGAACTACTTGGACTTGGAGTGGATGGATTAAAAGGTCAGGACTGTCTAGCCGTGGGACTTTGTTTTCTGCTGGAACAGATGGTTCAAACGAACTTATTTTTTATTTTGAAAACGCAGACACTTTATATCTTTTTAATAGACCTGACGGAACGGCTATTCAAACAACGCAAGTGTTTCGTGACCCATCTGCTTGGTATCACATTGTTTTGGTTTGGGACACTACTCAAGCAACGGCATCAAATCGTTTGAAGTTATACATAAATAATGTTCAAGTAACTTCTTTTGCAACATCTACATATCCCGCTTCAAGTGGTTTATCTGCTGTAAACAACAACATAACGCATTATCTTGGCATGGTCAGTAGTGGTCTGTACTACAACGGCTACATGACCGAGATTAACTTCATTGATGGTCAAGCCCTAACCCCATCATCATTCGGTGAAACCAACGCACAAACAGGCGTATGGCAACCTAAAGCCTACTCAGGCTCATACGGCACTAACGGCTTCTATCTGAACTTCTCAGATAACAGCAACACAACTGCGGCTACTTTGGGTAAGGACTACTCAGGTAACGGCAACAACTGGACACCTAATAACTTCAGCGTGACTGCTGGTGCGGGTAATGACTCTCTTGTTGATTCACCAACATCGTATGGAACTGATACTGGTGTGGGTGGGACTGTGCGGGGGAACTATTCAACCTTTAACCCTCTAGTAGTTTCTTATGTGCCGCCAACCTATTCAAATGGCAACCTTGATTTAAGTGCCGCTGTAGGTTGGAATAGTGCTGTAGGAACAATAGGCATCAACAGCGGTAAATGGTATTGGGAAGTGGTTTGTGGTAATGGTGATGCCTTTATAGGAATTTGTGGAAGCAACGCAGATTTATCAGTTTTAAACCCACAAAATAGCACTGGCACTATTTCTTATTTTATTCAGGATGGTGGCAAACGAATTGATGGAACTGCAACTTCATATGGTGCGGCGGCTACAACAGAAACAATAGGTGTGGCTTTAGACATTGATGGCGGCACAGTAACTTTTTACAAGAGCAATACATCTCAAGGAAGCATTAGCCTTTCATCAAGCACATTAAACGGAAAAACAATCTTTCCATTTTTTGTAAAATATGCGTCAACGATGACTGTCAACTTCGGTCAACGCCCATTTGCCTACACAGCCCCAAGTGGCTTCAAAGCACTTTGCACACAGAACTTGCCAACGCCTACGATTGGGGCGACTACGGCTACGCAAGCGGGTAAGTATTTCAATCCTGTTTTGTACACAGGTAATGGCGGTACGCAATCTGTGACTGGTGTTGGCTTTCAACCTGATTTCACTTGGGTAAAGCGTAGAGATGGTGCAACAGACCATCAAATTAGTAATGCAATTACTGGTGCGGGTTATTCTTTACACTCAAATACAACTGGCGCAGAAGATAACTACACTGCATATTTCACATCATTTACTTCCGATGGCTTTAATTTGGCGGGTGGAACGCTTGGTTATAACGTTACATCAGGCACATTTGTCGCATGGAACTGGAAAGCCAACGGCTCTGGCTCATCTAACACAGCAGGTTCTATCACTTCAACAGTAAGCGCAAGCACTACAAGTGGGTTTAGTGTGGTGACATTTACTGGAACTGGCTCAACAGGAACAGTTGGTCACGGATTGGGTGTTGCACCATCAATGATTATTACCAAAGTCAGAAACAACGCTGACAACTGGTTTGTATATCACGCTAGTGTTGGTGCAACTGGCGCATTGTTTTTAAATACAACTGCGGCAGTAAATACAAGCGCAAACTTTTGGAACAACACCGCACCAACATCATCGGTGTTTACAGTAGGTAGCGCAGGATTTCCAAATGGTTGGACTGAAGTTGCCTACTGCTTTGCAGAAGTAGCAGGGTATAGCAAGTTTGGCTCTTACACAGGCAATGGTTCTGCTGATGGGCCTTTTGTGTACACAGGATTTAGACCTAGATTTATTCTTAGAAAATGGTCTAATGGCTCTAATCAATGGGTAATATTTGACACTTCTAGAAATACATCCAATGTGGCAAATGCTTCTTTATACCCAAATCTTTCAAATGCAGAAGAAACTATATATAACCAAATGGATATATTGTCTAATGGTTTTAAATTAAGAACTGCAGACGGTTCAGTAAACGGTTCAGGTGGAAATTACATTTACGCTGCCTTTGCCGAAAACCCATTCAAATATTCCCTTGCACGATAGGACTCAATATGTACGCACTCATTGAAAACAACGCAGTCACCAAAGTTGGTGAATTAGCAATTCTCTTTCCAAACACATCAAACCCTACTCACGCATTTGCTGTTGAGCAAGGTGCTTTAGAAGTGGTTGAAGGTGAGCAAAAAGACCAACGCTTTTATTGGGTGACTTTTGACAGTTACCAAGTCAATGGCAATGTGGTTACTCGCACCTACACTAACACTCCAAAGGCTTTGGAGGATGTGACTGAGACACCAGAGGGTGCTACTGAGCCAGTAACGACTAAGGGCTTGAAGTCACAATGGATTGCTCAGAACAAAGCATCTGCTAATAGCCAACTGGCATCTACTGATTGGATGGTCATTCGCAAGGCAGAACGTGATGTGGCTATTCCTAGTGATGTAGTGACAGAACGTGCAAAGATAATTGCTGACTGTACGGCTAAAGAGGCGGCTATTACTGCGGCTTCTACCATCGAGGCTTTCATCAATGTTGTTGCACCAGTAATCACTAGAGAAATGCCATGACAGAAGAAGTCACCCACAAACAAATCTACGAAAGACTGCTTGCAGTTGAAACTAAGGTAGATGACATAGACAAGAACACAAAAGGTCTTGTAGAGGCTATAAAGGCTCTTGATGGGGCTTTTAAGGTCTTAGGATGGGTGGCTTCTGCTGCCAAGCCTATTCTATGGGTGGGTGGGTTAATCATGGCTGCTGGTGCTGTTTGGCAAACATGGATTAAAAAATGATGGATTGGCTAGAAGCTATTGTGGCTCTAGCCTTTCTCTTTTGTTTTGTCATGTTCTGTGGTCATGTCATTCTTTGGGCTATGCCGTGAGATGGCTAATAGTGCTTTCAATTCTTTTTACATTGGTAGCATCTAGCAAAGATAAAACTGAATATCGTTGTGTCAGATGGGCGTGGACAGGTGATGTATATAACCGCAAAGTTGTATGCCTTGAGTGGCAAAAGGTAGATAAGAGATGATTGACCCTCTAACAGCCCTAGCAGGAATACAGTCAGCAATCAGCATGGTCAAGAAGGCAGCGGGTGTTGCCAATGACCTAAGTTCTCTTGCGCCCATGATTGGCAAACTCTTTGATGCCAAGTCTGTGGCAACCAAAGCGTTGATTGAGACAAAGAAGGGCAAAGGCTCAAACATGGGGACTGCTCTCCAGATTGAGATGGCTTTAGAACAAGCCAGAGCATTTGAGGAGGAGTTAAAAATGCTCTTTATGCAATCTGGAAAAATTGACGTATGGCAGAAAATAAAGGCTCGTCAAGCACAAATGGACTTAGATGATGCCAGAGAACTTAGTGCTTTAAAAAGAGCAGAAAAAGCCGCTAAAGAGAAAGAACAAGAACAACTAGAGATTGGCTTGGCAATAGGCGCATTATTTCTACTTGGTTTCTTAGTCTTTGTTGGAATCTACGAATTGATGGAGTTCTGCAAAACTAGCAGATGCGGTAGGTGAATGAGTACCAAAAGACCTTTGACCTCTGCCTCAAGATATTCGTTTACGGATGTGTGGCTTTATACGCCCTTGGTTTTCTGAAGTTTTTGCCTGACGATTTGTCAGACAAGATTGTTAATCTCTTACTTGGAAAGATTGGACTGTAATGCTATCTCTATTTTCTACACTTGGTGGTTTGTTAATCTCAGGCTTACCAAAACTCCTAGACTTCTTCCAGAACAAAGATGACCAAAAGCATGAATTAGCTTTGGCTAGGGTTCAAGTAGAACTACAGTTACAAATGATGGCTCAAGGCTTTAAGGCTCAAGAGCGTATGGAGGAGATTCGTACAGACCAGATTGCCATGCAGACTGATGCCCAGATGACAGAAGCAGCACTCAAGCATGATGAGAAAATCATGGAAAGAGCAAGCACTTGGGTGGTTAACTTTGTAGGTACTGTAAGACCTATTGTGACTTACATCTTTATTTTTGAGTTATGTGCAATTAACGCATGGATTGCTTACTACGTTTACTCAAGACCTAGCTTAGTCAACAACATGGATGATTTGATTCGAGTTACTGACATTATTTTCTCAAGCGATGAAATGGCAATGCTTGGAGGGATTATCGGTTTCTGGTTTGGCTCACGTTCATGGGCTAAGAAATGAAAATCAGCAAAAAGGGCGAACATCTGATGCACTTCTTTGAAGGCTACAGAAACAAGCCTTATCGGTGTTCTGCTGCGATTTGGACAGTAGGTTGGGGACACGCTATGTACGCTGACCAACTTAACCTGCCAAACGTCCGTAAAGAAGGTTACACAGGGCTTATCAGGTCTGATTACCAACTCAAGGGAGAAGACAATCGTGTATGGTCAAAAGAGGAACTGGTCGATTTATTCAAGGTGGACATCAATTCTTTTGAACGTGGTGTTCTTCGACTTTCTCCTACTCTTGCTAATCATCAAAGCAAATTCGACGCTATTGTCTCTTTTGCCTACAATGCAGGGCTAGGCAATTATCAGCGTTCTACCATTCGCATGAAGGTCAACAGGGGTGATTGGGAGGGTGCTGCCGAGGCTTTTATGTCATGGACTAAAGCAGGTGGTAAGGAAGTAGCAGGGCTTGTCAAAAGACGTAAAGCTGAAGTGGCTTTGTTTTTAAACTAAATTGTAACAATTCTGCTATAAGGTGTTGAAATGTCTAACATACCTACACCAGAAGACGCACAACTCTTTGCACAAAGTGTCAGAAAATGGCAGCAAATTTTGAGTTTGGGTGATTGGAGAATAGAGAAGGGTAGCAAGCCAGCTAAAGAGGCAATGGCTTCTGTGGAGTTTAACCAGACAGCTAGATTGGCTACCTACCGATTAGGTGATTTCGGTGCTGAAAAGATAACACCTGAGAGCCTAGATAGGACTGCACTACATGAGTTACTTCATATATTTTTGTATGACTTGATGTGTGTAGCGACTGACCCTAAATCTTCTGATGAGGAAATAGAGATGCAAGAGCATAGAGTTATCAATCTGCTAGAGCAACTATTGTCTAAGGATTCCAATGGGCGCACATAATGAAACGTGTACGGACATGGAGTTTATCCAGTTATGGGGTCAACTTCAGTCTGCGACAAAAATAGCTGAACATCTTGGGATACACAACAGGGCAGTTCATCTACGCAGAAGGTATATTGAAAAAAAATACAACATGGTGCTTAGTGCAAGTGACCATCGTGGTGATTTGTACAACAAAAACAAACCCAAGTCATTCTCTCCTTTAAAGCAAGTAGAACTAGGCATACTGGACGGAACAGTTATTGTGTTCTCAGATGCCCACTTCATTCCTAGTCAGCGTACAACAGCGTTTAAAGGGCTTCTGTACATGATAGAAACGCTTAAACCCAAAGCGGTGATATGTAACGGAGATGCTTTTGATGGTGCTTCTATATCACGACATGACGTAACTGACCAACCCCAGACTTCTGTTATCCAAGAACTAAAGGCTTGTCAGGGTGCGTTAGGTGAAATAGAAGAAGTTGCCAAAGCAGCAAGGCACAATGTAAAGCTAGTGTTTACATGGGGCAATCACGATATTAGATTTGGGAATAGGTTAGCCCAACACGCACCACAATTTAAGGATGTTGTCGGGTTTAAGCTGACAGACCATATCCCAGATTGGGAGTTCTGTTGGGCAGTATGGCCTACCAACGATGTGATTATCAAGCACCGATATAAAGGTGGTGTTCACGCTACTCACAACAATACAGTTAACGCTGGTGTGTCAATCGTTACTGGACACTTGCACTCACTTAAAGTTACACCATTTTCTGACTATAACGGATGTAGATACGGAGTAGATACAGGGACGCTTGCTGAGACTGATGGCCCACAATTTACTTATGCTGAAATAAACCCAAGCAACCACAGGTCAGGCTTTGCAGTGCTGAACTTCTTTAACGGAGAGTTGTTGCTTCCAGAGTTAGTTCAGAAGTTTGACGAAGACCAAATTCAATTCCGTGGTGAAGTCATTGATGTAGGTGCATTTTGAGTGCTTGGCTAATCATTCTCACAGGGGCTATCTACGCCTACATTGCTGGTGAGCAGCTATATAAAGATAACCCGCACATGGCTATTGTCTATGCAGGTTATGCGTTTTCAAACGTGGGTCTTTACTTGTTAGCAAAGTAGCTTACAAAGGCTCGTGAGCGTTTAAGGCAAAGTCTGGGATTGCTTCTTCTTCAGTTTCTTCATCAAGTTCGTCAATAGCTTCATATTCAACTGCCCAACCATTTTCCTCTTGGAACTGGATGAATTCTTGAATGACTTGAATCTTATCAAAGTCATGTGTTTCAACTGTAATTTTCTCACTTCCTACCCAACCAAATTCCATCTCAAATTTCATGATGTTCTCCTAACGCAACCGATTGTTGCAATCAAATCGTAGAACATTTTTATGTCAGAAACAAGACTCAGGGTTCTTTCTGGAAGACTCCGTTAGGCAATAGTATGCCCTTGCGATTCTTAATCTGGTCATACGCAATTTCCATACATTGTACTAAGTTTATGTCTTGCAGCACACAGTAGTTAATAAGGCAGACCATGA